TGAGGCAGGGATTCAGTCTTGCAGGACTTCGCGAACGATCTGTGGCACAGCTGGTTGCCGACGCTGTGGTCTCTGACCAGCAGCTGGTGGGGGTCCAGCGCGACTTCAACTATCTGTTCGCGCTTCTTGGCTCTTGCGGCATCACTGGTCATATTGTGGATAGCCCGACGGTGGGACTCACGGCAGACCTCGAGGTGATTCACCCCAAGGAACTGATGCCGTTCCCGTCGCTCGGCCACGACCACACGAAGGTGCGCGGTCTCGTGCGCCAGCGACTCGTGCCGCTGAACTTCCTCAAGGAGAAGTACGGCAGCCGCAAGATCGACCAGAACATCGAGGAGATGAACGTCTGGCGTTGGCAGTACGGCCACCAGATGGAGGAGTCGCAGGACGCTCCGTGGAACGGCACGGGCTACTTCGTCTCGACGATGGCGAACGGCGGCATCAAGGGCAACGACGAGGACGAGGACACGCAGCAGGTCTGCAAGGTGCGCGAGACGTGGATCCACGGACCCCGCGGCACCGTCAGCCGCTACATCGTCTCGAGCGGCGACGTCGTCATCGACGACCAGGATCTGTCGAAGGTCGAGGCGTACTGCCCGGTCGGTTTCGCGCGGTTCATGGACAACGGCACGTTCCACGGTGCCGGCCTGTTCGACCTGATGTTCGGCATCGTGCGCGAGATGGAGCGTCTGATGAAGTCGCTCTTCAACAACATTCGCACGATGGACCGCTACGGCGTGGTGCTGCTGCCGCAGGGCACGATCAACGAGCGAGCCGCGATGCGCGAGGTCGGTCACGGTCTGCGCTACCTGTCGTACACGAAGGACGCGCTGATGGGCGACGAGTTCCGCCCGATGGTGATCCAGCCGTTCAACGCAGGCGAGGTGCCCGGCAAGGTCGCTCAGTTCGCGAAGAGCGTTGCCGACGGGCTCAGCCCGGTGCAGGACCTGCTGGCGGAGAAGGGTCGTGTGGACAGCGCGAGCGGTCTGCAGTTCCTTGATGAGCAGATCAACAAGGCGATGACCAACCCCACCAGCGGCGTGCAGACTGCGTTCGGCACGATGTATCGGTCGGTCGTTGCGAAGGCTGCGGGACAGATGCTGGTGTCCCGGCGTGCGCTGCCGGTCAACAAGCTGACGACCGAGCTGGCCGGCGCGGTCATCGACCCCGACAACGGTACGGTCTCGTTCGAGCAGAACCCGCTTCCGAACTTCTCGCAGATTGCCTTCACCGTGCGGGACACCGCACCGAAGAGCGAGGTCGTGCGCAAGCAGGAAGCAATGGGAATGCTGTCGGCGGGTCTGACGGACCCGGACGGCGTCAAGCTCTTCATGATGAAGGAGGGCATCGACGTCGCAATGTGGATGGAGGAGGAGAAGAGCGCGTACGAGAGCGTTGTCCGGAACATCCTGCTCCTGTTCGGAGACGGAACCACGACGCAGCAGATCGTGCTCACACCGCACACGTCGCGCCCGGACATCCAGATCAGGGTGCTGAGCGCGTTCATGTCGAATCCGATCATGGGCGTGGCAAGCCCGGCGGTTCAGGACGCCTTCAAGGCGTACCGTGAGGCGTTGATCGGATTCATGGGACAGACCTTGCCGGCGATGGTCCCGAACCCGGATGACATGGCCAACGTGGCCGGTCGGATCGGACCCGAGTCGCAGGCGCAACCTCAGGGAATGACAGCAAATGGATGACGAAGCAGACGTTGATTCCACCCCCGCTCGTGCCGGTGGGGTCATCAGCAACCTCGACATGATGGTCGAGATCGACGGCGAGAGGGTCCGCATCGGCGATCTTGTGGACACGATCCGCAAGGCCGGAGACATGGTCCAGGAAATTGACGACCTCCGTGCGTTCCAGGAGGCGACGAATCAGTTCATTCGACGCGAAGGCGAACAGCACGAGATCGCGGATGCCGCGTCGAAGATGCTGGCCGGCGTCGGCTACTCGGATCAGGAGATCAAGGAATACGTCCGGGACTGGACCCGGTCTCAGGTTGAAGGCGATCAGGAAGAGGAGGCCGAAGAGGAGGCCACCGAAGACACTCAGGAGGAACCCAAGATGGACCAGAATGACCCCCGTTACGACCGTCTGGCACAGGAAACCAAGCAGCTCCGCCTGCGCATGATGCGCGAGGAAATGCAAAAAGGCGTCGTTTCTGCCATTGACGGAAACGGCGAGATCGCGAAGATGTTGATGGGTCTGGATAAGTCCCGCGGTCGTGAACACGCCACGGGCGCCTACCAGGCCATCCAGGACCAGGTTCGCAAGGCCACCCTCGACCGGCTGTACGACAGGCGGGACAAGAGCGGCGGAAACTTCAGCGAGGACTGGATCCAGGAAGAGGCGGCGAAGGCCGCCGAAGAGGTGGCGCGTTCTTACGCTACGGTCATCGGAGACCTCGACTCGCTGGGTCGGTCTCCGGAAACAGTGAGCGAAGTGGACACGATCTCCTCGAAGCCCCCGGTTCCCGCCCCCGAATTCAAGAAGGGGATGGACCGAGGGACCGTTGACACGGCGATCCGTGAATTCAACACGGACGCCCTCACCCGTCTTGCCGTCGATGTCTCCGCAGGTGGGGACACGAAGGCCTGACGAACACTGACCCCACCCGCCAAGGAGGCGGATTCAAATGGCTTTTGCAACTACTGGTTCTCTGTTTGACAAGCAGAGTGACCGGATCCAGGAAGTCCTCAATAAGAACATTGAGCTCTTCCTCCCGGCGCTCGACCCTGCCTGGCGCGACACGTTCGTGACCAGCCAGGGTGTCGGCCCCGCGTCCCTCATCGGTCGTGACCTCAAGATCCTCAAGATCTACATGGGCTCAATGGCCGGCGTCCTGGACATGGGTGACAACACCAACAACTTCGTCCTCTACGGCGACAAGACCGTCACGGACATCGGTGCGAAGCTGCAGCAGCAGACGAACACCAACACCTGGCCGGACGCCACCGATGGCGTGATGGCCCGTCCGTACCGTCTCGGCGTCGGCATGAAGGCCATGGTCTCCAACCTGTACATGTCGCTCGGCGAGATGACGGCTGAGGCCACCCCGGCGTTCATCGGCGAAGTGATTGGTCCGAAGCTCGAGGGTCATGCGCGCCTGATGGCGCACACCCTGTGCAACTACTGGTACCTCGCTGAAAACAGCAACTACCAGCTGAGCACCCTGTCCTACACCTCGACGGCAACGTCTGGTCTTGCTGAGTTCTCCACCAACTTCCTGAGCGCGGCTCCCGGCGCAGCGACGTTTGCCACTGCGGCAAACTCCACGGCTGCCACCGCGGTTCGGTTCCAGGTTCCGGAGAAGAACATCGACCGTTATGCCGTCGGCATGCGCGTCGACATCTTCACTGGCGCCACGCCCCAGATTCGCATCAACGATTCGCAGTCGGCTGCTGCCTCCCAGAACAACACCACCCGCGTGTCTGCCTGGGTTGCCGCCGTTGACGAAGTCACGAACAAGGTGACCATCGCGTTCGGCCAGGCCCTCTCGGCCGTCGGCCTCACGCTCAATGACACCTACTACGTGTACTTTGCGAACGCCCGCAAGCTGAACAGCGGCGCTCCTGCGTCGTCGAACGGTTACGGCTTCGCTGGCATCAACAGCTGGCTGAAGAGCACCGGCAACCTGCTTGGCGGCGATGCTGACAGTTCGAACACGATCGACGTGAACGTCCACCCGGAGTTCAAGTCGTTCTTCAAGTCGAGCGTCGGCACGCTGACCGAGCACAAGATGCGTCAGTACCTCCGCGGCTTCCACCGCGCGAAGGAGAAGTACGGCCAGTACATCGACTGCCTCATCGCCTCGGACGGCGTGTGGCTCAACTACGAGGCGCAGAAGATCGGCCAGTACCAGCTGGACCGCACCAACCGCCTCTCGAGCCTCACCAACGAGGGCAGCCAGGAAGGCTTCAAGTTCACCTTCGACGGCCGCACGTACACCGGCTACACCTCGAACTACATCGAGGACGGCACGGTCTACGGCATCCGCAAGGGTGGCCAGAACTGGAAGAAGTACGTCCCGCCGAGCCCGAAGGGCACCCAGAAGTTCGACAAGGCGGAAGGCTTCATCCCCTTCGAGTTCGTCGGCCCGGCCCTGGGCTACGCGGACGTGAAGGTGCCGATCCAGCGCGTGTCTGGCAACAGCACGCTCATCACGGAAGGCATGCAGATGCCGGGCATGCTGCGTATGCAGCTCGTCCCGGATCAGCCGGCCGGCATGAAGCTCACCAACGTGACCACCGACCGCCAGTACGGCGACTGAAGTCCTCCCTGAGGCCCCGTCTAAGGACGGGAACCACGCCATCCCCCTGCATCTTCGGGTGCAGGGGGATGTGTATTTTCAGTCCTTGCGTATCATGCGTGCATGGCAGACAACCCGCTCTTCAACGCGCCGAAGACCGAGGGCGCCAAGCCCGCGCCTCCGCAGATGCCCCCGCAGTCGTCGGGCAAGAAGTGCGGTTGCATCGAGAAGCTGATGTCCGCGCAGCAGTCGCTGCGGATGCAGCACTGGCTCACCAAGTCGCACGCGCAGCACACTGCGCTCGGCAGCGCCTATGAGGGCATGGACGACCTGATTGACACGTTCGTGGAGGTGATGATCGGTGCGAAGGGCCGCGAGGTCCTCTCCGGCATCTCCTCGCTCTCGGTTGGTGGGGATGCACAGAAGATCCTCGGTGACCTTGAGGGAGTTCTGCGTAACGACATTCCGAAGGATGCAGGCGAGAAGGAGACCGCGCTCTTGAACATCCGTGACGAGATGCTTGCGCTCGTGCAGAAGACCCGTTACCTCCTGACTCAGAGCTGACTATGGCGAAGAAGCGCTTCGATTTCAAGGCCAA